CGAAACGCCGCACTCGCGTCGCTGGCTCGACCTGACCGACAAGGGCGCCGCCGAACTCGTCGACGAAATGGACGAGATCCGCTTGCTGGCCGATCCGAAGTCGAAGTATCCCAAGATCATGGTTCAGGCGCTCAACCGCGCGAAAGATGATGTGATCTATGCGGCCATCCGTGGCACCGCCCGCACCGGCGGCGGCACGCAGGCTCTGCCGTCCGCGCAGAAGATTGCGGAAGGCGGCACCGGCTTGACCCTGGCGAAACTCTTGACCGCGAAGGAACTGCTCGACGCGGCCGAGATTGAGGCCGACGAGGGCCAGGACATGACCGGCCAGGGCCCGACCCCGAGCCGCGTGATCGCCTGCTCGTCCAAGCAGCTGACGAACCTTTACGGCACCACCGAGATCAAGAACATCGATTACAACAGCGTCAAGGCGCTGGCGGAAGGTCAGATCAATACCTTCCTCGGTTTTCGATTCATTCGCTCGGAGCGCCTTGCGAAGTCCGGCACGACTCGCTATGCGGTTGCCTGGTGCAAGCCGGCGGTTGCACTCGGCATCGGCAAGGACATCGTTACCAGCATCGACACGCTGCCGACCAAGAACTATTCGGTTCAGGTCTACGCGCGCATGTCGATCGGTGCGGTGCGCCTCGAAGATGAGGGCGTCGTCGAGATCGGTTGCTTCGAATAATTCACGGCGGCGGGCATGGCCCGCCTGCCCCTGAGAGGGAATAGACCATGGCAAATTTCAGCGCCGGACAGGCAATCAATCAGGCTTCGCCGCTTATCAAGTCGCGCGTCGACCAGTCGCACGGCCGTATTCGTTTGTTCGAGTCGCTCTATGCGGCCCCGGCATCCGGTACCACCCCGGCGATCGCAGACAAAATCATCTGGGGCACGCTGCCGCTGGGCGCCGTGCTGCTGACGCACCTTGCACAGATGGCATGGAACACTGGTACCGCGTCCTGCACGCTCAACCTCGGCGACTCGTGCGTAGCGGCCAAGCATTTGGCGGCCACCGCGATCACCACCACCGGCGTAGCAACCCCGTCCGTGGCGACGTTGATCAAGACGTGCGTTGCCGACGTGGAAAGCGGATCGTTCGTCTTGTCGAACATTAAGGGCATGGGCGCCCTGACGGTCGGCGATCTGGTGACCGGCACCGGCATACCGGCGGCCTCCTACATCAGCGGCATCAACCTCGCGAACCGCACGGCGACGTTTACCAACCTTGCCGGCACCAGCGCGAGCGCGACGAACGCGGCCGTGCCCGTGACCAGCACCGGCCACCCCTACCGCTGTTCGGATAACTCGGCCAATGCCGCGAATGGCTACGTTTCCACCACCGACGATTGCACCCTGATCGGCACGGTTGCCGGCGCTCAGATCGTCAACAACCAGCAGATCCGGCTGATCATGCCGTATGTCATGGACTAACACAGGATCTCTCCCCTGGGATACTCTAGCCCGGCCAAGTGCCGGGCTTTTTTTTTGAGGGCGAACGATGGCCACGTCAGAGATCCAGATCTGCAGCAATGCGCGCCTCATGCTCGGCGCCTCGACAATCAATGCCTTTGCGGAGGACTCAAGCGGACTTTGCGCGAACCTCTGGGACACCTGCCGGCAAGCGACCCTGCGCATGGCCAATTGGTCGGCCGCCCGCAAGCGCACGACACTGGCGCCGCTGGCCGTCACCGTCGCCGGGCAAGACTGGACATATGCGCTACAGCTGCCATCCGACTGGCTGCGCACGATCGGCCTCGGCGACCGCACCGCACCGATCGACTATGAGAAGGAGGGGCGCCTGCTGCTGTGCAATGACGCCGCGCCGGTGCTGCGCTACGTCTACGACAATCAGGACGTACCATCGTGGGATGCGCTGCTGACCGAGGCGTGCACCGTGCATATGGCGTGGCTGCTGGCCTACCCGATCACCGGCAGCAACACCAAGGCCGACGCACTCGCCTCGCAGCTGACTTCCCTATTGAAGCTCGCGCGCGGCGTCAACGCCTCCGAGGAACCGGGCGAGACGATGGGCGACCGCCCGCTGCTGACTTCCCGCTATGGCGACCGGCTGCGCTAATGGCCCGCACTGAAACCACGCAAAGCGCCTTCGCCGCCGGTGAGTGGTCGCCGCTCATGCTCGGCCGTACCGATCTGCCGCGCTTCCAGCAGTGCTGCGCCGAGCTAGAAAACGCGCTCGTGTTGGTCCAGGGCGGCGCCACGCGGCGCTGGGGAACGCGCTATATCGCGCCGGCCAAGTTCCCCGACAAGCAAGTGCGCCTGATGGCGTTTCGCTTCTCCGTGACGCAAGCGTACGTGCTGGAACTCGGCGATCTCTATGCCCGGTTTTATACGCAATCCTCCCGCATCGAGTCGCCGCCCGGCACGCCGATCGAAGCGGTCACGCCGTGGACCGAGGCCATGCTGCCCGATCTTGAGTGGGTGCAGTACGGCGACACGGCGATCGTGGTGCATCCGTCGGTCGTGCCGTATCGCATCGTGCGGATCACTAGCACGCAGTGGAAGATCCAAGCCGCGCCGTTCATCGTCTACCCGTCGGCCGAGTCGGGCCTGAGTCCGGCCACGACGGCGACGCTATCGGCCGCCAGCGGCGCCATCACGATCACCAGCGGCGTGGCCGCCTTCCTAAATGCCGACGTTGGGCGCACCGTCATCGCCGACATTGGCGAGGCCGTGATCACCGGCTTTACCTCGACGACGCAGGTCAACGCGACCGCGACCGGCTTCCAGGCGACGGCCTACGCTTCGGGCGAGTGGACGATCACGGAGTCGCCGAAAACGACGCTGACGCTGACCGCTATCACCAACAAGAAGAACGGCGCCGCCACGCTGACGCTGGGCGCCGCCGGCTGGCGCGCGGGCGATGTGGGCTCATATGTCGGCGTCGAAGATGGGTTGATCCAGATCACCGGCTTCACCTCGACGACAGTCGTAAGCGGGCGTGTGCGCGAAGTGTGCAAGAGCGGCACCGCGGCGGGCGATGTGATCGCCTCCGAGTCGTGGACGCTTGAGCCGAAAACGTGGAGCACCGCCCGCGGCTACCCGCGCGCCGTGGCGCTGCATGAACAGCGCCTCATGTTCGGCGGCACGGTCTCGGAGCCGGTGCGCCTGTGGTCGTCGGCGACGGGCTTGATCTATGACCTATCGCGCGGCGTGCGCGACGCGGCGGGGTTCTATCAGGACTTTTTCGCCTACGACATGTCGTCAATCATGCACCTGGTGAGCGCCCCGACGACGTTGCTCGCATTGACGGGCTCGGCCGAAATGACCGCCGGCACCGGCAGCGACGACGCCATGACGCCGACCAATATCCGCCCGCGTACCGGCGCGCTCAATGGCGCGTCGGCCTGTCGGCCGCTGTTCGTCAACAACGATCTCATCTACGCGCAGGACGGCGGCACCAAGATCCGGGCGCTGGCGTGGCAGCAGACGGAAAACGCGCTTTGGTCGCCGGATATATCCTGGGAGTCCGAGCACCTATTGCAAGCTGGCGTCACGGAACTCGCCTATACCAAGCGCCCGCACCCACAGCTGTACGGCATTCGCAGCGACGGCGTGCTGGTGGCGTGCGGCCTCTACCGGCAGACCGGCATCCTTGAGCATGACGTGCTCGGCTGGTCGCGACAGACGACGCAAGGCGGCTTCATCAGCTGCGCGACTATCCCCTATGGCACAGAGGATCAATTGTGGCTCGCCGTGCAGCGTACCGTCGGCGGCGCCACCGTCACCTATATCGAACTGGCCGACTACACCCTATCAACTGACTGCGCCGTGACTGGCACCGGCGCGGCGTCGTCCAGCTGGGCAGGCTTTGACCACCTGGAAGGGCTGACGGTGGACGTGCTCGGCGACGGCCGGGAAATGACTGATAAGGTCGTGGCCGCCGGCGCAGTGACCACCGATCGCGATGTCACCGCCATCGAGGCCGGGCTGCCGTTCTACTCGGCGCTGACACTGCCCGGCATCGAGCCGACCGGCGCGAGCTTCGGCGGCGCGAAACTGCGCGTGCATGAAGTGATCGTCGATCTGTACGACACCATCGGGCTAGAGATCCAA